GAATTAAAGCTGTTGCAGAAACAGTTGAGGAACTAGTGACAGCACCGCTGGAAATTGTTCCAGTGGTAATGTTTCCAAGAGAACCTGTAAAAGAAGACGTTCCTGTCACCGTCAGATTGTTGCCAACAGTGGCATTCCCACTGGCGTCAAGAACGATGTTGTTGGTGGACCCAGATGGGTGGATCGCGTTAATCACCTTAATCGTGGACATGATCAACCCTTCACGATGTTGACGAACCTAGAGTTAGGTTCAAGTGCGATTAGTTCGTGGCGCTGACCAACTGCCCAGTCAATCACATCGCCTGATTTAAGAACTCGTTCCCATCCATCTCCATGAGCGCGAAATGAACCACGCGCTACAATAGTGATGTGAATGTCTGACTCGCCATGATCGTGCATAAGCAAAACATCATTTTCAAATTGGGCGTCATAGATAGACCCGCCCAATTTTCCAAATGAGAAGCTCTTCACTTGCATCATGTCAAATCACCGTTGGCTCGCCTGTCGGCTCTGGCGGAGGTTTCTGCGGGATTGGGTCAATCTGTTGCGTTGCGGTATCGTAATAAAACTCATCCGCTACAACATCATCATTACAGGCAGTCCAAAACAATGGGTCTGCAACTTCAAAAGGTGAAGCTACTACTTCACAAACTCGCTTTCCAAGCAAAGTTTTGTCGTATTTGTAGACGTTTACGCGAGGATCAATCAGTGCTTGCTTCATCTCAATACTCCACGATCACAATGCCAGTTGCACCAGCTTGCATACCTGTTGCAGATACAGAAGCGCCGCTTAAAGAAGCGCCAGCGCCGCCGCCGCCATAAATGGGGCTTTGGTCAGTTCCTGCACTATTATTGATGCCACCAGTACCCAAGAAAGAAACGCCGCCAATGTTCCAACCTTCATTGCAACCGCCCGGATTTACGCCCCAGCTAGGTCCGCCTCCGTTTAGATTGATGTCTCCGCTTGAGCCACTTCCGCCAACACCAGCGGGAGCATTACCGCCAGATTGGGAGGCATTATAACCGCCAGCACCACCAGTTGCAGAACAATAAGCTCCAAATGAAGAAGTGTTGCCAGTTCCTCCCCGTGATGTTGCGCCAGTTCCACCAGCAGCCCCACCTGTTCCAACAGTGACAGAAACTGTCCCACCGGGCGTCAACCCAGATATAATTTTAATAGCCGTTCCACCACCACTTCCACCAATGCCGTTTTGAGCATAACTTCCTGCCCAGCCACCGCCACCGCCGCCGCCGCCAACAACGGTCACTTTAACTTTTGTGATTCCAGTCGGGACAGTGAATGTACCAGATGAAGTGAAGACTTGAAGGTTGCTAAATCCACTTGCCGCAGCCGCAGATGTCCAAGTTGTGCCGTTAGATGTCAGCACGTTGCCGCTTGTGCCGGGAGCAACAAATTGAACCGCACTTGTGCCATTGCCAAGAAGGACGTTGTTGGCTGTCAGCGATGTCTGACCTGTACCACCCTGCGATGCGGGAACCGCGCCAGAAACAGCAACAACCATGTCGCCATTTGTGGCAGGGAAATTGACAGTGTAGTCACTGGCCGTATTGGGGGCCTGAACTGTGACTGAGCCGCCACCAGTGGATTTAATTGTGATAGGCATCAGATCACCGTCCAAGTTGAGCCGGAAGGAACGGTCACTGTGGCACCACTGTCGACCGTGATGGGTCCAAAGGTGCCAGCGTTCTGACCGGAAGGAACACTGTAGTTTGTCGTGACGGTCTGGCCGTTCAGATAAAACATCTGATCAGTGCCACCGCCCGTTGCACCACCGCCGATGCTGCCCCACGCCGTGCCGTTGTAGCCTTCGAAGCTGGTCGTGCTGCTGTTGAATCGCAGATAACCAGTGGCACCTGTGGGTCGCTCACCCGTCGTACCGACAGGAACAAGGACGGCGTCCGTTGCATTGACCGCAAGAGTGACAGCAGGGGACGCCGTGTTGATGCCGACACGATTGTTCGACGTGTCGACCTTGAACACGTTGGTGTCGACAGTGACATCTCCAGTTACGGCCAATGTGCTGGACGCAGTCAATGCGCCGGACGCCGACAGAGTCGTAAACGCGCCAGCGGCAGGAGTTGATCCGCCGATTGCGGCGTTGTTGATCGTACCGCCCGAAACAACAGGGCTATTTACCGTAGGAGACGTCAGCGTCTTATTGGTCAGCGTTTGGGTGCCAGCTTCTGACACCGGGGCGTTTACGACCTCGATGACGTCCGTGGAATTGGTGTAGACGATGGCCTTCTTGCCGTTGGCAATCGTAACGCCTGTCTGACCATTGACCTTCACGGTGACTGCATAGCCGCCCGTGGTGTTGTTAAAAAAGATGTACGGTTTATCAACTGCGGGAACTTCGACAGTCCGCGCCGCAGAAAGCGTGCCGGTCAATTCGATGACGTAGTTGCGGCCATTGGACGACGTGCCGTTCGGGATCGTCAAAACGGTTGCCGCACCGTCAGTGACGGCCTGCGTCACATAACCAGCGATGGCCTCTTCAATAAGGCTGCCAAGATTAGTGTTCGTCGTGGTGCCCCAAGTACCAGACTGGTCGCCAGTGCCGATCAGTTCGATCTTGAGGTTGGTTGAGTAGGTACTCGCCATTGACTGGCTCCTAAGCGGCTATTTGTGTCCAAGAGGGGGATTGAGCAGGTGCTATGCCAGTCCACGAAGGAGACTGCGCAGGGGCTATACCGGCCCAAGACGGGTTCTGGTCGGGCGTGATCTGGCCCCACACAAGGACCTGACCAACATACCCTGTTGCCGAAACACCTGCAACTGAAACGACAACAGGAATGGCCACTGTCACAGACCCGACTTGGCCCGTTGCAGACACTCCAGTCACATAAACAGTAATCGGGAAAGCGACGTCTACAGTGCCGACTTGGCCCGTGGCTTCGACACCGGTGACGCTCACATTTGCGGAATAGTTTGCGGTGACCGTTCCGACTTCACCCGTAGCCTCAACGCCAGTAACCCCGACGTTGGCGGACTGATCTATGGAGACTGTGCCAACCGCACCTGTAGCCTCGACACCAGTGACATCGACATTGGTCTTCGGAATGACGGTTACGGAGCCGACCGCACCTGTAGCTTCAAGACCAGTCACGGAAACAAGGGCATCAGCCTCCACAGAGACGGAGCCAACAAACCCGGTGGCAGATAGGCCGATGACAGGGACAACCGCGTCGGCCTCAACGGAGACCGATCCAACAGAACCCGTGGCCTCAAGACCCGTGACGGGAACAATGGCGTTGACGTCCACTGTGGCGGAGCCAACAAAACCAGTGGCTTCAAGACCCGTCACCAGAACGGAAGCTGAAACGGCGACGGTGACCGTACCGACAGCCCCCGTCGCCGAGACACCGGTAACAGCAACCGTGGCCGCTGCCGTTACGGTAACTGTGCCTACCTCACCTGTCGCAAGCCCAATGGTTACCGCGCCACTGCCGAATGGGAGTTCACCCCATCCGGCAGAGCGGTTCCAACCTTCAAAGGCTACGACAGCATCGGTCACGGCTTATCATGCTATCCTTATAATGGCGTCGGTCGAGTTGGCCGTCGGGAAGACGACCGTGAAATCGCCGTTCGACGCAGTCTTGTCCGAACCGAAGTCAAGGATGACGACGGAAGGATTGGTGTAGGTGTGTGCCGGAGTGCTGTTGTAGATCATTGCACCACGGGCAGTGAAGGACGCAGAAGACCACGTCTCATCAGCGAAGTCCGTATAGGCCGTTGTGCCGCCGGTCGTCGGGTTGACGTTGCCGAGAGCCGCACCACCCGCCGTATAGGCCGAACCAGAGGTGTTAGTGATCTCGTTCGTAACGGTGTAGGCCGTCGTCGCTGCCGTAAACGAAGCGGAGTTCGTGTAGAGAGCAATATAGAAGATATCACCGCCAGAAGCGCGGAAGTCGTGGACGCCTTCAAGGATCTGCTGCTTGAAGGATGTGCACATGAAGTTACCAGTAAAAGCCATCATAGCCTCCTGAGGAGTTCTGCAAGTTGGGGTTGCCCAGCCTCGGTGACGGCGTGGCCAACGGTTGTCCTGTCGCTCTGTATAGCACGTTTCATGTGAAACAATATGACTTGCTCCACCTGATCGCGATACGCCAGTGCCTGATCTCGGATAGCGGGAGGGGCGCTCTCAGAGACCTGTACGATTCTCTCTACGCAGCGCGCAGCCCAGAACTCCGGGGGATGCCCACCATTGCTGGTAGCAGCAACATCCACCTTCATCACCTGTGCCATACCCGGATCTACCCAAGCCATCAGTTCGCCTTAACTCTTGTGAGACCGTCACGGTAAGCGTCGATGTTTTCACGGCCTTCGCCGAGGTTCTTCAGACGGCTGACCGATTCAAGGAAGCGGTTTTCGTATTTCTGCTGGAGATCGTTCTCACCCTTCATATAGGTGTAGGCCTCCGACAATGACCCGTAGAGCATTGCCTGCTCGGCATAGGTGCCAAGCCACGACGTGCCAGCGTCAACGATAGACACCGGACGGTAATAGTAATGCAGTTCCGCAGCATAGGAAGCAGCGGGAACAGGGGCCAACAGGAAGTTGTCGACGTCAAATAGGGCGTAGTACTTAGGAACGCCCGTTGCACCAGACGGATTATATTCCTGCACGAACTCGGCGTCCTTGTTGAGCAAGAACACCTTGGAACCCGCGACGGTAACGGAAAGGCTATAAGGCGACAGGTAATCGCTTGGTGCAGCGAGATACTGGTTACCAGAAGAGCAAGAGCCGGAGACGTTCTTGCGGAACACTTCCATCTGCGCAGCATAGATGATGCGCTCTTCGCAGTTGCGAATGAAGGTGTTGATGTTCTGGTTGAAGGTGGTTTCGTCGTACTCAGTCCAGTCTTTGATAGCCTGCACCAAGGTTGCGTATGTCCAAGCCATCACGGACTCCCAATTACAACGGTCACAATACCAACGCTTGTGACCCCTTGGGTAGAGATATTTTGGATGAACGGGAAGATCTGTTGGCCCACCGGGACATCCATTGGTTCGATACGATCAGGACGCGGATTGGCCAGCGCCTGAGGTTCAGTCGGAGGATAGATAGGATCAAGTTGTGGGTGCTTTGCTTCCCAGCACTCCGGACACGTCCTCAAGCCCTGCCACTCACGCTTTAGCTGCGTGTAATAGTACATCTGCCCGCATCGGTCGCAGATGGCTTCTGACTGAAAGCCTGTGGCGTGACGGGCCATGTTAGACCACCCGATAGAAGTTCTGAACCGGAGCCAGCGTCAAAGAGGCACGGTCACGATCTTCACCCGCAGCGCGCTCAAACTCTTCCTCATACACGGCCTTGAGAAGCTGCACCCGTTCAGGGGCCTTCTTCATGGCGATGTAGTAAGCGAGGCCCGCTGCAAGGCACGGGTAAAAACGGAAGGGGATCTGAAGTGTGTTGACCCCTGCGCCAGCATCATCCAAGCGAACGAGCTTGTCGAAGATGACATAGTAAGTCGTGTTTGGACGTGGCCAGACATACAGAACGGGACTGATCTGACGGTCCACGAAGAACTGAACCGGGCGACCCTGTGTCAGTTTGTTTGGGATGTTCAGATAGTACTCGCGGCTGACACGGTCGATGGTGAGGTCGGCCTGCGAAGCCGTATCAACACCATCTTGATTGCGGACGATCATTGAGATGATGTCAATGGTTGAATTGGCCAGTTGATACTTGATCCCGTTCAGATCAAGACCGCCATTGGGGGTGACAGTTATTGTCTCCTTCTCAATGGTCCACTGGTTCAAACCACGATTCGCCCACTCGGCAAGAAGCAAGTTCAGGCTGCGCCGCGCAGTGCGCTGATCGTAACCTGTACGGATCTCAATGCCGCAGCGTTCGAAGGCCTCTTCGATATAGTCTGCTACATCAAGTTCAAATGTCTTCGTGCCGGAGAGAGCCATCACTTACCTCGCTTCTTGGCAACCCCCGCTTCGGACAAAGCGATGGCAATAGCCTGCTTCTTGTTCTTTACCACAGGTCCCTTCTTGCCGGAATGCAGAGTTCCTTCTTTGAACTCTTTCATCACCTTACGGACCTTCTTCTGGGCCTTGGTTGGCTTTTTCATTTTGACCTCGCGGCTCGCATATTATCAACGAGATTAGGATAGACTCGTCCTGCCTTCTTCGCTGCCGCTTTCGCCGTAGCTTTTTGAGAAGGGGTTAGGGCCTTGGACTTGCCAAGACCCTTGGGGCGGGGTTTAGACCACACCGGCTTCTTGGCCATCAGCACACCTTGCAAGACTTGACGCCCTTGCCGCCGCAGCAGCCGTCGCCCTTGGGCTTGACCTTGGAGACCATGCCACCCTTAGCCTTCATGACAGAGCCGCCGCACTTGGACATACCGCCTTTGGCGTAGTTCTTAGATCCGCACTTCATATCAGTACATCCTTCCTTTGGTGAACCCTTTTACGGCGCAGCCATCGCCGCGACCGGAACGTGATTTCCGGACCATGCCACCTTTGCGGTAGCCTTGAGCCTCGGTGTTTCCCGTAGGCATCTGATCGCCAGCAGGACCGGTGGACGCACCATCAGACTCGATCAAACGGCGAAGGGCTTCGCGGTCCTGTTCAGAAGGACCTTGTGCTTTGGCAGACTCGCCCTCTGTCTTATCTTCCATGCGTTCCTTTTTCTTGTACTCGCGGAACTTGTCGCGGAGGAAGGTGGGAACGACGGAGTATTTCTCGCTGGGCTTCGCCATCTTACTTGCCCTTCTTCTTGCCGATACCAATGACAAGCATCATGCCGCCCTTGGCCTTCTTGGCCATGCCACCCTTCTTCATGCCAGCAAACTTGGCGGCTTCAGCGGGGACACCCTCATAGGTTTTTGCCTTACCGCTTTTTTTCATGCCAGCCATCTTCTTGGCAGCCTCAGCGGGGACACCGGAGAAAGACTTCTTGGCCATGCCGCCCTTCTTCATGCCCATAGGACCCATGGGAGGGGCAGAGGCTGCGCCCATGTCGGGGCCGGGGGACATACCCATGTCCATCTTCTTACGCGGCGAGACCATCTTCTGGTCCATAGCGCGGTTGCGAATACGCTTAGCCATGGTTTCCTGCTTCATGTCCTTGCGACCAATCATTGTTTTGCTCCTGTCAAACGATCCAGTTTCTCTTCCAAGCGGTCGAACCGTTGCAAGATTCGGTTAAGGTCATTGTGGAGATCGCTCTTCGTCACATAGGACGAGGCTACCATCTCGCGCGTTTCCGCGATGGTCTTCCAGACGTTGTTCACCGTGGAATCGACGTTGTCGACACGACGATTGATATAGGAAAGCGCCCAGACAAGAGGCCCTACAACGATAGTCAGAATGGCGTTCCAGATAACATCAAATCCGACAGTCACTTGAAGCGGCTCCCTCCGGGTGGAGATTTCTTTGAACCACCGGGTCCGGCCCAGAGAACCTTGCGAGCCCAGTAGTTAGCGGAGAACTTGTCGTCTTTGCCTTTGATACCGGCAGAGCGAGCAAGGTAGCTCTTGCGAGCAGCGGCAGAATAGTTGTGGCCCATCGAAGAGTCACCAAAGTGAACAACCTTCACTTCGTCGCCCTTCTTGGCAAGGACCATTTTCTTCTTGCCGGGATTCGTTGACGCGCGCGGCTTATTGAAACCGGGAAACGTGACGCCCCGGTAAATCAGTTTGCCGCCTGTGCGCTTGATGTTGGATGCTTTCATCAGGCAGTTCCCGCATCGTTTTTGATGAGGACGAGGATGAACAACGAAGAGCAAGCGTTGTTGTTACCTGTGCCAATTGCCTGCGCTTCGATAGTAGTTTTCTCAGGAACGACAAGCGGGTACTCAAAGGCGTAGTCCGCTGCGCCGTTGTTGATCGTGACGATGGCTGCCGTGCGACGGATGTTGTCTGTCCCGCGCGTCATAAGACGACCAGTCACTGGACCGGAACCAGAGGCTTGCCCAGAGGAAAACAAGCCTTGCGAGATGTACGCCGTGTACCCAGCGGGAATGGTGTAGCTTCCGGTGATTCGTGTGTTGTAGTCGTACTCGATGATGTCGTAGATGGTCGCGGGAACTCCCGCAGTGACAACACCAGTTCCAAAGTAAATGTTGCCAGCGGCGGAGTTCAAGGAGCCTGCTGTCGCCACATAGCATTGGTTGATATGCAGATACGACTTGACGGTCAGAACCGCTGTCTGACCACTCAACGGGACAACCTCGGATATCACATTGTAGTTGGCGTCGAGACCTTCGAGATAAACGGTACGAGCGCCAGTGCCATTCTCGGTGTCGTTCGCGTTATTGGAACTGACTTTTAACTGAAGCGCAGCGGAAGGAAACGGAAGGATTCCGCCATGCGGCCAGACCGTTTCCACAGTCTGATCCACATCCGCATTGTAGCCGAAGATCGTGACAGACTCATGCCAAGAGATTTGGCCGCGGGCAACTTGAAGTTCCCACGGCTCATTCTTGCCTGTTCTCGTTACCGAGGATGGAGCCGCCATGAGTCACCTCAGCCGTAATACTTCAGGACTTCCATGACGACAGTGTACTTGTCGCCTGAACCAGCGCCGACCGTGGTAAACAAGATGTCCCCTGTTTTGCCCGCGCCAGCATTATTGGTCAGACCGCCAAAACGGCTGAAGTCAAACGTGAAGAAGTCGCTCTCGCCCATTGTAAGAATGACCACGTCAGTCGTGGCATCCCAGAGCATGTTCAAACCCATGCCGACAGTAATGGCGTCAACGGTCTGAATAGCAACACTTGTGCAGGCCTTGCCTTGATAAGAGGCAAGAGCCGACACATCGACTTTGACAACAGCGGTTTCACCCGTGCCATCTGAGATGTTGGTAAACTTGAAGACGGCACGACGAGTGTCGTCAACAAGGATTTGGGTCGTTACTGCGTCAGCCATCGTGGCCTCCTTTCAGGCGTGGAGGATTATGACGGCAGAAGCGGCAGCGTATACCAGTCAGTTGCATCCTTGGCGATGAGCATGAAGCAGACGTCGTCTACGACAGTAATCGCGGCATCCGCTGTGCCGTCGTTAATCTTGTCGCTGGTGTTTGGGTAGACCTTAAGATCTGCGCCGGGACCAACCTTGATAATGACGATCCTACCCGCAGCCGCTGCCGGAAGCTTGACGCCCTTAGCGTCGTCCGCGCCAGTGACATAGTTGAAACCAAGAGATAGTGCCGCGGCAGTGCCTTGGTTAGTGCCAGCAGCAGCAACCGTTGTGACGGGGATCGTCTGGTTGCCGATAAGCGTACCGGTCACGTCGCCGGTAATAGGGCCTTCAAAGCCATTGTCAGACTTTACAGGACCAGAAAACGTAGTGCGAGCCATGAGACTTCTCCTGCACGATGGGGCCTTGTCGTCTGTGCAGCGTCAGCCGGGGCTGTCGACAAGACCGGTTAACCCGGAATGGTTGAGTGTAGAAGAGAAAGGGGAGGGCGTAAACCCTCCCCCAACAGATTACGCAGCGCCGGGAGTACCGAAGATGCCGCGCGGATCCGACCAGCCGAAGCTGTAACGCTCGCGAGCCTTGTAACGGACGTTGCCCGTTTCAAAGTCACCTTCCATCGAAGTCTTCATCGACGAGCGATTGAAGTGCTTCAGGCCGTTCGGAGCATCGGTCTTGATGAACCAAGCGTCCGGATCGGTGAGGAAGTGGTTGACGCGATAGCCCTGAGGCAGAAGGCCCATGGACTTCACGGCATTGACGTCGTTGTCAGCGGTGCCGACGCGGAGATCAGAGACGAGAAGTCGCTCTGCGGTAAACTGAAGAGCCGAAGGCACAATCAGCTTCATGCCGCGAGTGGCGATCTTGAGGCCACGTTCGTCGATGAACGCCGCAATGTCGATGAGGGCCTGTTCGAGAGAAGTCTCGTTGAGGTCCGCAGGAGTTGCGAGTTCGTTCGAGAAGTTACCGCCACCCGTGGTGGGGTGGTTGGTGGCGCACAGTTCCACACCGTCACCGCCCTTATAGTTGCTGTCGAACGCATTGTTCAGAACAGCAGCCGCCTTCACCTGCTTGGTGTTGGCCATAGAGCGAGCCAGCGCGCGGGTGTAGCGAGCCGAGAGACGGTCGTAGAGGTTGTCCTCCACGGCTTCTTCGGTGATCGCGAACGCCAGAGCGATGGTTTCGTGGGTGTAGCGAGCCGTGTAGGCTTCACCAGCGGTGTCGTAGGCAATGGCAGAGCCTTCACCCTTGACCGGTGCCTGACCGAAGCCGGAGAGCATGACTTCTTCTTCGAACGCACGATCCGAAGACTCCGTATCGAAGATCTCCGCATGTTCGTTGTCGTAGCGGTCATACTCCATGCCGAAGAGGGCATTGAGACCGGGCTCAAGTTCTTTGAGGAGTTGTGAACGAGTAATAGCCATCTTTTAATCTCCTCAGATGCCCTGATTCGTACCGTTAGTCGAATAACGGTAGAAGTGGTTGTTGAGCATCACGATGGCCAGACGACCCGCCGCCGTTGCGTCGTCGCTGCTCGGCTGATCCGAGAAGCCAACGATACGGAGGTTGAGAACGTCCGAACCCGAACCCTCGTCAACCGTCGAGACGGCCAACTCTGCGCTCGACAAGCCAGAGGTGGCGTTGCCGGAGGTAGCAGAAGCGAGGTTTGCGTTTTCGTGGACGGCGTCCTGCGTGATAGCAGCATCACAATTGATCAGGAAGAGCTGATCAGGATGTGCTGCGATTTCGCAGGTGGCTTCAGTGTTCGCCATGACGGCGGCGGTGCCCGGCCACTTCGGAGACCAGATCGGCTTGCCGTTCAGGTCAGTGTAGTTGCAACCGAGGAAAACGCCCAGCAGCGGAACCGTACCACCGTTGGCATTGCCGACGATATCGACCAGACCCGTCGAGGTGGGGATCACCGGTGAACCTTGATAGATCACCGAAGACGTACCAGCCTGCGAAGTTGTCTGGATCGTAAACGTCATGTTGCCGTTGGTGTTGGCACCAGCGCCGAGCATGTTGTACGGGCGAAGCCCGAACGCGGCATCAATGTTTGCCATTGCTCAGATCCTTGTTTCAGTTTTCGGAGTCCTTTGGACCACCGAAGGTGACACGGCTTTGCCGATCAGGTTTGATGATCGGCATGGAAGGATGTTGTTCCCGCATCAAGTCGTTATCGACCGCAGCGAGTTGATCTCTCGTCTGGCCGCGGTAATACGCCTTACGTTGCTGAACAATCTCGGTGGGAATACGCGCCAGCACCAGACCACCCACTGCAATCACGCCAGCATGTTTGCCGTCTTGAAGAGAAGGGAGATCCCAGTCCGGGTATTCCTCGGCGCGAACAAGCTCAAAGCCTTCGCGAAGTCGGGCGGAAAGATTCTTCCGGTCATCGAAACCGTTGGCTTCCATTCGGATCCAACGATGCGCGTACCCCGCAGGTGCGGGAGGTGCGTCCAAGGAGGACGGTGGTTTCCAAGTCTGTACGCGGGCAGTCTTGGTTTTAGCAGTTTCAGAACGGGGTGTGCGGTCCATGATCGGCTCCTTAACCCTGAAGTTTCTGGATCTGCCTAGCGTAAGATTCTAGGCTAACTCCAAGGCGGTTGGCAATAGCAACTTGTGAGGGGGTCAAACGCACCTGCTTTTTGTTCTCTGAGCGAGAAGCAGGGCGTGCGGAAGCAACCGGGGAAGAGACTTGAGCCTTCGGTTGCTGGAACTTGTGGGGGAACTCTGTCCTGATTCGACGGTCGAGTTCGCCATAGTAATCGTCACTGGTGGGATCAAAGCCCTCAACCTCAACGAGCTTCTTGTGGAAGTTGAACGCGGCCAGTGTCATGACCTCGTCCGCACCAAACCACTGGTTACGGTCCGCCCAAGCCTGTGCCTTGGGGTCCGGACGTGTCTCTGGTTGAGGCGGAGTATAGGCTGGCTCCGGACGAGGAGGCGCTGCGGCTTCCTGCTCCTGACGCACCTTCTGAACGCGCAGGCGCTCGTTCTCAACGGCCAGACCGGCCAGCATACGCTGGGCCTCGATCTGCGCATCGACGTCATTCATGTCGATGGCAGCCTTGAGTTTATCCTTAGCAAGAGCCTCTTGGACCTTCAGGCGGGTGTCGAACTCTTGGACGAGGTTCTTATCAAGGTCCTGCGCCCGCACCTTGTAGGTGTCGACCTCGTTCCTCAGGCTCTTAGCGAACTCCAATGCCGCCTGTTCACGGCGCTCGGCTTCGCGCAGACGGTAGGTCAGTTTGTCGATGCGCTTACGAACCGACTCTGATTGCTGCTCAAGATCGTCTTTTTCCTCAGCCTTGGCCTCCGGCTTTTCTTCCGCCTTGGCTTCAGCTTTTGGAGACTCTTTGGCCTCTGCCTCCGGGGCAGCGTCCTCAATCACGACCTCTACGGCGTTGTCCTTTTCCTGCTCTTCTGCCATGTCTCACTCCTAGATGCGCAATCTCAGACGTTTAGAATGTCGTCAGGATTTGCGATGGTTGCGATGACTTCGTCATCGTTGATGATGCGGACTTCGCCGCCCTCAATGCGGAAACGCGCCCCGGCGTAGCGACCGAGGATCACCCAGTCACCCTTCTTGCACCACGGCCCGTTTGCGAACTTGTTCTTGTCGGCATAGCAGTCGTTGCCCATGGCGAGGACATAACCCACAACCGTGGCCAAGCTCATGCGCTCGACATACTCATCAGGAAGGTAGACGTCGCCCTTGGTCTTTGCCTTTCCCTTGTAGGGAAGGATCAAGATACGCCAGCCTGTTGGCTGAGGCAGACGATCAATTGTTGACTGGGGGAGTTTCTCTGGATCAAGCACCCGATTTTCGGGGGCCACATAGGCAGCCGTCAGATTGTCTGCGGCCTCCTCTTTCTTCATGCCCTCAAGCTTTTTGGCAAGATGGTCAGGCAGAATCAGATTCGTCATCGTCGCGGTGTTCCCGTTTTAGCAGAAGGCGGATCTCCTGTTCAACTTCAGACCAGACTTCAAGTCTGCCCCGAAGGTGACGGTAAGCGGCGAAATCGTTGACCGAGCCTTCTGTCATCGCTTCAACGACCACTGCCCGCCGCTCGCGGACAACCTTAAGTAGTTTGTCAACAAAGTAAAGATCAGACACGCATTTGTTCCGTTGAAAAAACCTTCCTTTTCAGGAGGGTTTAGATTAGCGAACGATGAACTTCGTAGCGCGAAGCTGAAGACCAAAACCGCGTGCGGTCTGCTCGCTTTTGGGGGCGGCTTCAACGCTGACGCTCTGGGTCTTTGCGTAGGGGACCATGCCCTGACCCTGAATATCGAGCGAGGTCTGGACGGTTGGGGTCTGTGTCTTAGTGCGGGGCGGACCACCGCGCATGAACTTGGACATGCTTCTCTCCTTATGCTGTTCCGGAACCAGATGAGCCGGAAGAGGTTGAACCTGTTGGGTAAGCTACTGAACCAAACTCAGGGACTGCGGCGGCTGCCGTAGTTCCGGTTGCTGGAACTCCAACATAGGGCGTGACGCCGGGGGTAACAGCAACATTCTGAGTCGAGATGAAGTTGGCCAAATTAGACAGGGCATTCGTGTTTAGCGCAAGGTTTTGCGTGGCCTCTGCCGCTGCCTGTGCCGCTGGGCTGACGCCTGCTGTTTCAAGCGGCTTGAAGATTTCCGACGCGCCGCCACCTCCGCTGTCCATGCCCGTCCCCGTCCCCAAATCCGCAACAAGATCTTCGCTGGGGGCCGAAGGGGTAGAGGGGGAGGACGGCGCAGAAGGAGAAGAGGGAACCTGTCCAATCTCGGCATCCAAAGACGGAATGCTTGGTGCCGGAGGTCCTTGGGCAACATCAAACGTGGGGGAGTTGGCAAGGTTCCACGCAGAGATCAAATCCGCCGCTTGTTGAGGGCTAGCTAGATTAGATGCCGAAA